CTCGTCTGATTCACTAGTGGTTTCGACTAAATTATCTAAAGATATCATATATACTCCTTATTTCTTCTTATTATTATTGAATTTGCTTTTGCTTCGCTTAGTATTAGGTGGTTTAGGACTAAAGCTATCACTAATTCTAAGATTATTATTACCGCTGATTGATTTCTCAACTTTAACAGCGATACTAGTAACATCAAATAGATGGTCTAATAGCTTGACAGCAGTATTTGATACTGAGTCAACACACACACCTTTTACCCTTTGTGTTCCGACAGGTAGTGTGGCATTAGTTGCAGCATTGAATCTCGAGCTTAATGTATAAGTATCATCTCTCATGAAGGCTAAGTCATTGACATAACAATCAACATAAGACGAACTCCACCATGTGTATCTATTTCCTAATAGACCAGTGCTTAAAGGCTGGAACACAGGAAGTAGTAGACCGGGATACCACAATGCAGCAGTAGTAGTAGTACTTAAGCTAGCAGAGGAAGCTAAAGAGTAAGCTGACGCATCTAATTCATCAGTGTAAGTATTGTAAGACCAACTAGTGCTAGTAGCAGTTGCAACAGGATAGACAAAGTCATAAGTAGCATTCTTATAGCCAACGGGACTATTAGTGAAGATAGTTAGAAAACTAGGATCATGGAGAGGTGCAGCTGCTCCAGTAGGAAGGCCAGTAGCATACCATGCAGGTACAGCCTTACCAACAACACTAAAAGTACTTAAATTGTCGACTAATGCCTGATTGGCTTTAGGAATGATACCCCAATCAGGAAGTCCACTACCATTAATTGGGAATGGATTAAGACTGACGAATGGACTTTTAGGAGTTTCGCCAGTACGATAGAGTTGCATAAGATAATATGTGTACTCTACAAGTCTAGGTGGTTTTGGGATAGCAGATAAAGTTCTCTGTAACTGAATGAAATTTAACTCATCAGTAGCAGTAAAACTATTACCTAATGCTTTAATCGCTTCATTCTTATTCATAGGCTGAGTAGCAGTAACTGCATATCTAGATGCCGCAAAATAAATTTGAAGAGCGAATAATAATGCGTTAAAAGCAGTAAGTAAAGTGGTAGAACTAACTAAACTAGAAATGCTAAAGTTAACATTCCTTTGAATTAATAAAATTAAATCTTGGAATAGTGAATTTGTAACAAAATTTTGTATGTTAGTACCACCCACAGCTGAAGGAACAAAATAGTTAGCAGAAACACTAGTATAATATGAATTAATAGAGTTTCCTGGAAGTTGGAATAAGCAAGAATTGGCCCAATGTGGGTAAGCGTATCCAGTCTCAGAGACCTCCCATTCTGGAGTGTATCCATCAGTGGGTATATTAGTTCGATATCTTATCTCTACGGGATGTGCAGCGATAGAGAGTCTGTTAACTGAAGATGAAGCTGATGAACTAGGATCACCAAAATCACCTCCTCCTGGTGGTGGAGCTGAAATATTTATATCATCAATTTTAGTAGATCCACCTCCTCCTCCAACACCTAAAGCTTCAGTTAGTGCTTTCGCACTGTTTAGAATTGATACTGCATCACCAGCAAGCGCTTCAGCTGTTGCACCAGCTAATTTACCTGCAGCACCACCAATATTACCACTTTTCAAATCGTTAACTATACCAACTGTGGCGTCAAGAGCTTTGGCAACATCTCCTAATCCTGGAGTAGAGCCAACCATTGGTTGAATAGCTGATGGTTTAGAGGCTGGCACAGATGGAAGGAACTCGACTGTTTGGTTAGAGATATTACCCTCGGGGTTGTTTGCGAGTGGAGTTAAACCTTCATTTCTTTGAGCGTCTGAACTGTTTGTAGACATAGGCAAGAGTGGTTAATAATAATTAAAAGAGTGATAAAATCACTCTTTACTGATTCGGAAACCAGGTAAGGTCAATAAAG